GGTTGATGGTTCGTATGGGTGATAAGTTCGAACGACTAAAGAATCTACTTGCATCCGGTGAGAAGCCACAGCATGAATCCATTGAGGATTCCTTCAAGGATCTTGCTAACTATTGCATCATTGCCATGATGGTCAATCGTGGAAAGTGGCCAGAGAACAAGTGAAGAAATTTTTTTTAATTGCAACTCTTGTAATTACATTGGTGTTCTTCGTTGCTAAGTTTGTAATGGATGCCATCATCGAGCTAGAAGATGAGGACTAATGCAAGAGAAAGATCGTGCTGAGGATCACCTCGAGGATCTCGTGCATATATCCGCAGCACACATCCATCGCAGGTTTGCTGGCTATGTAGATAAAGAGGATCTGATTCAAGAGCTTCGAGTCTATGTTCTTAAGCGACCTCACTTGGCCAAGATGTTGGATGAGGCTTACGAAGTAAGCAAGGATGAAACTAAGTGGGTAGCAAGGCGGATCATGGCACGATTCCGCAGGACAGTTGAGAAGTATGCAAGGAAAGAGAAGGCCGCAAAGCTGGGCTATTCAACCGGCGATGAGTTCTTCTACGACACGATAACGATAGCCAAGATGTTGCCAGTTGCATTTGAGTTTGATTCATACGGTGCAGTAATGGTTGACAAGGTAGACGATGGCACCCCACGCAAGCCATCAGTTCCAAGTGAGGGTGGCAATATCTTGGCTGTAGTAATTGATATTAGATCTGCAATAGATCTGCTGGATGCAGATGAGCAGGTGATGTTACGCAATAGGTATTCCAACAGCCCAATGACTTTGTCTGAGATCGCAGAAGAGATGGGCATAAGTGATTCAACAGTAGATAGAAAGATTCAAGGCTCACTAAGAAAGATCATCGATCACTTAGGGGGGCCAACGCCTTGGGTCTGAAGATAGTTCTCGAGAGATACGAAGTTGTTCTCGCTGCTAACACAGCGATTGAACGCTATGTATCTACGATGAAGAACCAACAGATGCGTGGACTACAAGATATGGATGCTTGGCAGAGAATCCTTCTCGATGTAGATGGTTGCGGTGCTGAGATAGCAGTAGCTAAGTATCTTGGTGTCTACTGGGGTGGTGCCTTCGGTCAAGGTGGTGTAGATATTGAACCGAACATCGATGTTAAATACACAAAGCATGAGCAGGGTAGATTACTTGTTAGACCTGATGCTAAAGATGATGTGAAGTTCGTATTGGTTAGAGGTGGTATGCCTAACTACGAGCTGATTGGTTGGATCATGGGTGCAGAAGCAAAGAACCCGGAGTGGTTGGATAAACCTGACTGGCGTAGACCAGAGATCTATTGCGTACCAGAGGAGAGTCTAAGAAAATTCAGAGGGAGTTACAATAACTAATGGCTACATACGAATACAGTTGCAGTAAGTGTGGGATCAGCGTTGAGATCGAACGCAGAATGACAGAGGAAGAAGCTGCACCTAAATGTGATTGCGGTTTAATGATGTCTCGAGTATGGACAGCAACGCCTACAGTATTCAAAGCCGGTGGTTTCTACTCGGTAGATAATCCAAGGACATAAAAGACTAAAGCCCTCCCGAAGGAGGGCCTTAGCACCTAGAGTGGAGGATCAAGTCCACTACATTTATTGTATCACTATCTTCCGTATTCTTCTTTGAGGAACTTGCCGCAGTATGGCCATGGCTTGAAGCCACGATCAGCATAGATATGAAGAGCTACATGGAACTGTTCTCTTAGAGTGGCATCCTTCGCTGGGGTGCCGCTGCTGCCACCATGTGCAACCCAAGTCCGGGGGAACTCAATCTGAAATGCTCCCTGAAATTGTTTGCGTGTGCCGCTGACAGCATTAAGTCGACCATTGGATTCACACTTGGCAAGTTTTTGCCAAGCTAAAGGTAGGTCGGTGAGTTCAATATCCGACACGAATGCCGGCTCCGGTTTGATTACCGGAGGGATCATTACGATAACCGGCTCCCGAGGGGTTAGCGTTAAAGCTAACCCCATGGCAACCGCTCCGAGCATGAAGCGATGAAGCATTTATTTATCTCCAATCATGATCGCAGCTATGAATGCCACGATCGGGATCATGATTAGCAAGGGTTGATCCTCGCTAATTCCCACCGGTAAGGTGAAGAATATTAGAATGAATAAACCGAAACCGATCAAGCGATCACCTCCGAGATCGCTCCGCATTCGGAGCATTCGGGGATCTTCTGCCCATTCGGTATCGGCTCCGGGTAATCCTTGCCGCATTCGCAGCGGTAAGTGTAAGGGTAACAGCTCACGCATGAATAAGCTCCGCATCCGTAAGTCATTAGGCCACCTCATAGATAAGCTTCGATCCGATCTTATGGATCGCCTTACCCTTAGCTCGCAGCGATACGATTACCCCTCGAGGATCGAGGGCCCGGAGATCGTGAAGATCTCCATCGATAACCGGTATCCCATGCCATCGATCCGGCACCGGAGATCCCTTATCGATCGGCATTACGATAGCGACATTCGCTCCGGTTAATACCTTAGCCCGGATCTCTTCGATCGAATGGCCGGCGGCCGAAAAGGTTAATCGATACCCGGGCACCGGCTCGGGATCTCGATCCCATCGCTTCGAATAATCATAGACGGCGGCACCTCCGGCGATAGCTCGATCGATCAACCATGGCGAGGCGATCTCCCATGCTAGATCCGAGGCGACATTTAATCGGAGGCCCCACTTACCGAATGCTCGAGAGTATCGATCGACATCATGAGCTAATAGAATGGCGGCGGCTTCGGGTTGATCCATGAGCAGCGATACCCGGGCAGATCTAGCCCGGATCACACTCTCGAATGCTCCCCGGCCATGCGTAAGAACGCATAGATCCTTGCAATGCGTGAAGAATTTGCAAGTAGTGGCCGGGCCATAAGCTGCCGGCGTTAGGGTTAGCCCGGCGATACCGTAATAACCCGGCACCTCGAGGCTTAGCTTCTTATTACTATCCGATCGGATTAGATAGCTCGGCACCTTGATGCCATAGGCGGCGAAACTATCCGCCGCTAACCTCCGGGCCTTAGCTACATCGAGACCGGAGATCGAGCCGGGATCCGGTAAGGGATCCCTCTCTCTTATATTGATTAGACTACGCATGAATTGATCCTTATCTTCTAGGTTAGGCGAGACGATCTCACCATGGCAAGGCCCGGAGCTAATGCCCCGGGCCCCACTATGATTAGACCGATCTAGTGCTTCTCTTCGCATTCATTACAATAGCAACACTTAGGGCCTAGCCCGATCGGCTCATGCGTGGCCGGCGTACTATCCCCGAAGCTGCATCCCATGCAATAGATCCGGCTCATGATCGCTCCGGCCCGGCCCATGTAAGCCGGTAATCAACCGAGCTTGCTGCGGAATTATCGAGATCGTTAATCTTCTCGATGGCCTTAGCTTCACTCTCGGCGGTTATGTAATATCGCTCGATCTTCTCGATCTCGAATTCCCTAGTCATTTAATCTTCCTCTCGATCGATGAAGCATTCGAGGTGATGGCCCTCGATTAGGGCCGATACCGGAGCTTGATCCTTACCTCGCCACTTAATGCCGGCCGGTAGATCGATAAGCTTGCCCCACTCTCGGGCCTTAGCTGCGTTAATGGCGGCGATGCATGGATCCACCATCGAGAGAGGCACCGGCGGATAGTGATTACCGGTGAGATGATACGAGAGAGATCTCTCGAGGGTTAGATCCGGGTTAGAAGCTAGATCGGCGGCTAGGTTATGGCCCATTTATTTAACCGCCTTAAGTAGATCCTTAAGCTCGGCCTTGATCGCTCGAGCTTGATCCCCTCGCCATGTCGAGAGGTTAGATAAGGCGTATCGGACAACACTCTCGGCCGAATCGAGACCGTAAGTATCGTTAATCGAATTTAAGCAGCTCATCGCCTCGATATAATCTCGAGCATAGATCGAGCTATTAGATCGATACCATGGTGAGCCCTTAATATCCCGGGCGATCTTCATTAGAGATCGAGGCCCGGCCGGGATGGCCTTAGCTTGATCCCCGAGGGTATCCCCGGTTTCGGCATCGATCACCATTAGAAGCCCGGCATCGAGCATCGAGCGAACGACATCCCCGGAGCCCCGGCGATCGGCTTCTTTCATAAATTCTTCGGTGAAGCTAGACATAATTTGATCCTTTACTACTAGGTTAAATCGATACCGGCGATCGGTATCTCCGAAAGCTCGAGCCGGTAAGCTCGAGCCCTCGAAGCTAACTATCGATAGCTAATCCTTAAGCTGCGTTAGATCTAATACCTTAAGCTTACCCTCCGGGAGCTTCTCTTCGGTAGTAATCCACCATTCGAGGCCCTCGAGGCGGCGAGATAGATCTCCATTTAATAGATCTCGCTTCTCCGGATCATAATAGATCGCTACGGTTACACGCTTCACGCTCATTTCTTCACCTCCCCTACATGATCGCAGCAGCTATTGCAATTTCCGCATTCGCCGCATCGATTAGATCGATCGCCTAATAAGTAAGCGGATCCGCATTTATCACACTCTCCGAATTCGCTCATGGTTTCACCTCCGGGAAATAGCAGCTAATCATGTCGCCGAAACAATACCCATCACCGACCCACCAGATCCGGCCGGATAGATAAACGATCGCAGCGAATAACACGATCCCACCGATAAGCCCGGCCCATCGCCGGCGATAAACCGGTGAGCTTAGGATCCGGCGAGCTGCGGCCCTCATTGCTTCGCTCCCTCGATGGCGGCGATCCCATCGATAAGGAATCGGACAAGGCCTCGAGCAGCTCGGAGATCTAGCTCGAGGGTTACCGCTTGATGATCCGGATCGGCGGCGTATCCTTTCGCCGCAACTATCGACACGCTCGAAGCCGGAGAGTTATACCATCCGGCGACATAATCCCGGGAGCCCACCGGAAGCGTGATCGCCTCGGCGATCGATACCGTATCCGGGCGGCTCATGCTGCGGCCTCGATCGATAGCTTCTCGAGATGCTTACGGATAGCGGCTCGAGCTGCGGCCCCGGTGGCGTAAGCTTGGAATTCTCCGAGATCCTCGATCCGGCCATTGATGCACTCTCGGATCGTGTAAAGCCGGGCCGAATTGTGATCGAATTGCTCGGAGGTAATGAAGAAGCGGCCACCATAGACGGCGGCTCCGATCCTTGATCTAAAAAATCGCTTCGAAGCTGCATCGAAGAAATGGCCGCCGGTTGATCGGTGATCGGCTTCGATCTCTTCGATCGTAGAGTAATGAGCTAATGACATGAGCTTGATCCTTTCGCTAGGTTAAATCGATGCCAGAGTAAGCATCCGGAGAGCCTCGAGGTATTAGCTCGAGGCCTACCGGCTACCGGCTCGCAGCTTCCCGGTATTCTTCGGATCCGTAACCGGTTAAATGATCGTAAATCTTCCCGGATAATTCCTCGAGAGCTTCGATCGCCTTTCGGTAGGTGTCGATCGATTCCCGGGCCATGGTGGCGATGATGCCGGTTTGCATTACGCCATCGATGAGAGAGACCTTATTAAGCTCCGAGATCTGAAGCTCGAGAGCCCGGGTCGCATGATCGAGAGCCGAATCTAAGGCCTCGAGCCGGCGGTTATCGATGATAATCTTCGAAGCATCGAGGAGATCGGTATTCGATCTAATGATGGTAATTGACATTAGCTTGATCCTTTACTACTAGGCGGCCGGTTTGATGCGGCCGGGTTTGCCTCCGATGGTATCACGATTACAGCTAAAAAAGTCAAGCTTATTTCGAAACTATTTTTTATCGTGTCGATGATCCCCG